TCACGATGGGATGAAGAAAGGCACAAGTTTGGCAGATTGCCAGTGTCGTGGTTGTCGGAAGTGGCGAGCCGAATTATTTGCACAAGGGGAAATATCCGCACAAGAAGCTGGTATACCAGAGGTAAAAGATGAACCATTGGAGCATTGGAGGGAACATGCCAAGACTAGCAAAGATTGAGCGCAAGATTGAATACAAGGCAATTGACAGTGAGATTAAGGCCACAAGTGAAGGAATTGTCGAGGGGTATTTAAATCGTACGGGGATAATCGATTTTGGTGATGATAAATCACTGCCAGGTTGTTTCAAACGTACCCTGGCCGATAGTTATGCACGTAAAGCTCAGCAGTCACTCGATTTTTTGTGGCCATTCCTCTACAACCACTCGTACGCAGAATTTCCATTGGGCGGAATTTTTTATGGCGAAGAGGATAAAAAGGGCCTTTTTATCAAAGTTCAGATGAACATGGACATTCAATCGGGACGGGAAGCATTTGCTAGTTTTAAAAATGGCAGTTTGTCCAAATTCTCAATGGGGTACAAGGCCATTGATGTCGAGTGGGAAAAATTTGAGGGCAGGAGTATAAGACTGCTCAAGTCGGTCGCGGTCATGGAGGGGAGTGCCGTGACGTTTCCCATGAACGATGAGAGTCAGGCCACAGCAGTCAAAAATAGGAGGACATTTATCATGCCAACAAAACAAAAGCAGGAAACAACTCCTGTTTTGACAAAAGATTATGCCACAAGTTATGCGCAAGTTACCCAACAAGATTGGGTATCCGATTTGTGGAATCTCTGGTATCCGTTCAAGAACGAAATCATCACCGCATTTCAAATTGGCGATAGTCCAGAAGCTGATGTGCAGGCTGCATTAGCTCAATTCGCTACAGCCACACTCGCGTATATACAGCGCGGCATTGAACTGGACATGACGGAATGCTTGCAGCCCAGCGATGATAACTCTATGCCGATGTACATGACGGCAGCCGACAATCCAGACACGAAGGATGTGGAAGGTGACATCAAGAAATTGAGTGCCGCCAGTCATGCGAAAATGACCAAGGCGATCGGCGGTATGGAAGGCCATATCAAGGAGATGAAGAGCGAACTTTCGCGGCAAAGAGCGAATGCCTTGCAGGGGTATCAAGTTTATAGCGGCAATGAACCATCAGAGCACAAAGACGAGGATGAGCCAGCAGAGGATGAGGACGAGGCGGCGGTGCTGCTCAAAATGCGTGAAGCGGTGTATGACCTCACCACCCGGTTACAATTCCAAAACGCCGATAAGGGCATCTAGAGATATGTACCAGACATTCATAATACTCAAGAAGCGACAAAGCCTCTTAGAAGCACAACAGATGGCCTATCAGGAGTTTGTGCGGCTTTTCAATGAGTGGCATGACTACATTATCCGTATGACGGGCGGCCCATTACGAGAACTGTATGCTGCTGAAGGTCTGAATGCCTGGCTCATCCGTGTCGAGATAGAGACACGAGAAGAGAAAATGGCAGAGATCAAACGATGGACAGAACGATATATCGAGTCTGATCGCCAGTAGCAAATTGCCTGATTTCCTGCTATACTAAGAGAAACAACGGACGCGGCTATGCCGCTCCGCTAACGTAGAGCATAACAACAGAATACAACGCTGAGAAGGCGCTGAATTTCTCTACCCTTCTGGCATAGAAAAAACTATGTTCAGAGGGGTAGATGGCAAACAGAAAGCCTCCTTCTGAACAATCAGAAGGAGGCTTTCTTATATGGCTGGATATGAAGAGTTGAATAAACTCACTGAAGAAATCCAGAAACTTAACAAACATTTAGATGAGCGTGTTCATACGCTCGAAGAGCAGCAAGCGAAAACTGAACTCAAGATTAGCCAGGGTGGGCCCATCGCAGCCGAGGCCCGGCAAGAACTTGAGAAGATCAACGCCAAGATCAGCGGCGAGATCAAGGACTACAAAAAGCTCGTTGCTGAAAATAAAGAGAATATGCTGGCCTCGCAGCGCCCACCCGTTGCTGGTGGCTATCCTGGCTCCATGTCTGGCTCCTACAAGCCACCTGCTACGAAGGCTTTAGAAAAATGGATGCGTAAGGGCGGCGACTCATCGGCTCTCACCCGTGAGGAATTGTCGTACGTCTCGTTTAACCACATGGACTATGACCAGTTCACCCCTGAGCAGAAGGTTATGGTCAGCGCAGCAGCCGACCTGGGCGGCTTCTTCGCAGGCACCGACCTCTCGGATAAATTTATTCAGAAGCTCTTCCTCATCTCGCCCCTACGCGCCTATGCTGATACGCAAACCATCGGCGGTGAGAAACTCCTGCTCCCCAGTGAGGGTGCAACTGATACCAACATCTTCTGGTCTGATGAGCAGACGGGCTATCAAGCAAGCCCTGACCCGAACCTGGGCATGGTGGAAATCTATGCAAGGGAACTCAACGGCTACCTGAAACTGTCTAGGCAGAACCTGGAAGATAGCGTATTCGACGTGGAGGGCTACATCCTCAAACGTTTGACCCGCCAGTTCGCCCAGAAAGAAGGCACGGCCTTCATTAACGGTAACGGTGTCGCTCGACCAGAAGGATTATTAACCGTTGCAGCGGCAGCTTCCTACGGCGGAATGAATGGATTACTGGGAACGAGCGCCTCGCATCTCCTCTTGCCCTCTGACTTGATCTCGCTCATGCACGTTGGCAAATCAGGCTATCGGCCTACCGGCACCTGGCTGATGTCAAACTCCACTATCGGGATATGCAGGCTCTTTGCTGATACCACGACACGGCCTATCTGGACGATGTTCGGGGATGTCTTCTCTGAGACGTTGTTCGGTCGACCTATTGTCGAGATGCCCGACATGCCCAACCAGTCCGGCACCTTCCCCGCGTTTAGTGCAGGCCAGTTCCCTGTCATCTTCGGTGACATTGGGCAAGGCTATCAGATCGTTGACCGTGTAGGGCTGACGTTCCAAACCCTCAAAGAACTGTACGCAATCCAAAATCAGGTAGCGTTCCTCGCAAGACAGCGTGTAGGGGGCAAGGTCGTACTCCCTGAAGCGATTTCAGTCTTGAAGATGATCTAGCTCATGCCAAAGAGAGGAAAGAAAATGCAAGAATTTGCGACTGATGCCGTGCCTGAGGCCGTGCCTGTGGGAGTCGGCAACTGCGACGGCGAACTGGTGATACTGCCTGATGTCGAGGGAACGACCTATCACGAATACACGTGCAAGGTGTGCGGGGCAATCGTGCATGTCGGGCTGGAAGACCTGGAACTGAACGGCCTCCCGCCGGAACACCACAAACGTGAGGAGGATAAATAAATGAGCTTTATTGGGCCAGTTGGAAAAAACCCGTCCAGGTATTTCTGGACAATTCAATTGTCTGTACCTGCGGTCTACAAGACGGCACAGACGAACGTCGTTGACCGCTATCGCAACGGCGGCTACGCGGCACTCACGCTTGAGTTGTGTCCCGGGCTGTGGACTGACGGTTCACATGCCTTCGCTATCAACGAGAGTGATGACAACTCAACCTGGACGGCGGTCGCGGCGGCCGACCTGATGCCTAATCCCGAAGTTGGGGTGTATGGCACCGCTTCAACGTTTATCAGCATCACGGCGGCCACGGCGGTTGTGCAGCGTATCGACTACATCGGCAGGAAGCGTTACGTGCAGATCGTGACCACCGAGTCAGGGGCAACGGGCGCGGCGTATGCGCTCTTAGCACACCTGTTCTCGCCGATGATCTTACCGGCTGCTTAACGATGAGTGAATGCGAGCATAAGGAATTCGAGGCAAACGTAGAAGTGAACCGGATTGAGGACGTACAAAAGTTCGCTGCCGATGTTCACATTGTATGCCGTGATTGTAAAACGCCGTTTCGGTTTTTGGGTTTGCCCGGTGGTGTTTCTCTGTCGCATCCAACGGTTTCCATTGATGCGATAGAGGCGCGTTTACCTATCGCGCCTGGGAGTTTGTTTGAGGAGTGAGGCATGGCACAACTTGGAGAAGTGACCGTCAAAATCAATTTTGAAATGACGGAGACGAGCAAGGCAGTGCTGAAAAATGAATTGCTCAAAATTTTACAGGAACCTGACGTGCTGAAAGAGCTTTTGCAACTCTTGACGCAAGCGAGCAGGCTTGAGGCAGGACTACATGGTCGACGCACTGAAACTTGATTGGTCTGTGACAGTACCACCAGCGGTAGAGCCTATTGATATATTGGAGTTGCGCTCTCCTACAACCGGCTCCTACCTGCGTGTGGACTTCACCGACGATGACCTGGTGCTGACTGCTTTGATTAAATCGTGTCGCACGATTGCGGAGCAGATTTGCAGTCTCGCATTCGCGCCACAGACCATCCAAGCGATCTGGACTATGCCTCAAGTCAACGCCGGCTCGCTGTCAGGCTTCAAGCTCCTGTACGACCAGGACTTTTACCAGTACAACGAGAGTCTGGGAGCCAACCCGTTCAGCCCGGCTCCGTTCGTGTTGCAGTTGCCACAGCCACCACTCACAGCGGTCTCACTCTTTGAGTATCGCATCACGGCTTTCAATGCGTGGCAAACGTGGCCTGCTACCGTTGGGAGCCCTCCGGTGGCGAATTATGTAGTGGACACCTTGCCTTCTCCTGGCCTGGTGTACTTGCAGTATCCGCCACCGGCGTACCAGTATCGATTGACGTATACGTGCGGGTATGCCACGTTACCGCCTGATTTGAAGCTGGCCTTGCAGCAATTCATTGCATGGAAGTACGAGAACAGGACAGGGGAGGAGATGCCTGCTGAGATACAGTCTCAATTTATGGGCAATAAGGTATGGGTGCTTTAGAAAGAGGGTTTTTATGGATGGACTTATAGAAGGCAGAATTGTGCATTATGTCTTGCCTGATGGGTACTCAAAAGACGAACATCGCCCAGCGATCATCGTTAAGGTATGGCCGACGATGAAAGAAAGCGGAACGGTGAACATGCTTGTTTTTACAGATTGCAATAATGATGTAGACCCAAGAGACCCGCAAACCGCTTCTTATGGCTCAGGCACCGTATGGGCAACGTCAGTTCACTACTCGGAAGACAAAGAGCCGCGTACCTGGCATTGGCCTGAAAGAGCATAATCATGCCATCAGCCAGTAATAGAAAACTTGTCCAAAGCCATGCATCGGGCCGCCATGTCATTGTGTACTTCCAGCAGCTCACCGGCGTTTCGAGTGGCCCAGGCTTTGCCGATGGTGGCACCTGGACGGATGTGCCGGGTCTGAGCAATGTGCCTATCACGTTCAGGACGATGATGCCTTACGAGCGAGTGATGGCACAGCAGCTTTACCCTGGCATCAAGAGTTGGGCATTTATGCGCTGGCGGCGCGGCGTGAATGTGCGTTCAAACATGAGGATGGTGTATGGCAACCATATCTACCGCATACAGGATGTCGGCAATTATGACGAGAACAATACGGACATCATTCTGTATCTGGAAGAATGGCAACCCACAGGAACGACACGGGGGTGAGCAATGACAACAAGTTGGAACCACTTTCCGCAGATTGCCGCTGGTATAATGCGGGAACTGAAAAAGGTGCCTGGGATCGTCGCTAAGGATATCGCGGAATACGCCGCTGCGGGTGCGTCGGTCGATACAGGCTTTCTGGAAGCATCGTGCTATTACAGCACGCCTACCAAATCGACCTATGGCAAAGGTCATGTCAACATGACTCCCTATCAGGCATTACATCGGGAGTTATTTCCTGAAGTCACGCCTGACAACGATCTGGAAGCCATTGCAGCGGTGGGGGCAACCTATGGAGCCTTCGTTAATTATGGCACACGCTTCATGCCTGCCAGACCTTTTTGGGAACCGGCGCTAGCTATCGGGCAGACATCGCTGGACTTCCAGTTGGGCCTTATTCCAGGTGCGCTAGGAGAAATAGCACCATGAGTGAGATTGCCAGTGCGTTCACCTGGGTTAGTACGACTATGCAGGCAGACTCTGCGCTCATGGCGGTTGCCATTGGTGGCGTCTATCGGGAATATGCGCCGATAGATACGGTGGCACCGTTCGCATTGGTGAACCAACAGGCAGGCACAGATGTGCTCACGGCGAATGCCATTCGCTTGTTTGTGAGCATTCTTTTGCAGATAAAAATGATTGGGCCAAGTGGGCCAGGCGGCAATTATGGAGCACTTGTTACTGGAGCAGATCGCATTGATACGCTGTTCAAATCGGTACGAAGCGTAGGGCTTGCATCAGGAGGGATTCTCTCGTGTTATAGGGAGTCCACCATTGCCTATGGCGAACTCGTCAATGGTCAACCCTGGTCACACCTTGGCGGGCTGTATCGCATAGAACTACAAGGAGCATAAAACTATGACCTTTGTCCCGGAGCGCAGCTCCATTAATCAGACGATCCAATTCGGCCTTGAGACAACCCCCGGCACGAATGTTGCCGCAAACAAACTCATCCAATGCTTTGCGATCGTCTTCGGGCCGATGGCCGAGGTCAGCGAGTTCTCAGCGACGGGCCGCAAATACCCCTCCATCGCGATTGAGAACAGTGAATGGGTGGAGGGAACGCTTTCCGGCATATTGGATTATAACGGTATTGTTTACGCCCTGGCCGGTGTGTGTGGCGCGCCCACTATCAGCGCTCATGGCGCATCAGCGACAGCCAAAGATTGGCTATTTGTGCCACCGCTCACAGGAAGTGTGCAGCCGCAAACCTACACGATTGAACAAGGCGAAAACAACGCCTCTGGCAATGCTATCTACAACCATAAAGTCAATTATGGCCTGATCTCTGAGTTTGGCTATAAGCTCGACCGCAAAGGAGGCGCGACCGTCTCCGGTAAAGTGCTGGCCCAGGCGTTGCAGCGCGCCATCACCATGACAAGTACACCGACGGCGGTAGCAATCCAACCCTCGGCGGGCAAGCACTTCAACTATTACCTGGATCCGACCAGTGCCGCACTTGGCACAACCCAACTCACCAAGGTCTTGAGCGTTGATTTCGGCTTTAACAATCTGTATGGCATGTTCTTCCCGCTCAACCGTGCCAATCTCGGTTGGGCAGCGCATGTTGATCTCAACCCAGGTTGCACCATCAAGGTGCTGATGGAGGCTGATGCGACGGGCATGACGCCGCTGACCTATCTGCAAGCAGGCTCAACACAATTCATGCGTATAGCTGGCCAGGGATTTATCATCGACAATTTGCAGACCGTCACGATTGGCGGCGGCGCCACCGGCGGCACATTCACCCTCTCATATAAGGGGCAAACTACTGCGCTGATTACCTATAGTGTAGGACTCACATCAGCAACGGTCAATACCGCGTTCCAGTTGCTCTCCACCGTCAGCACAAACTGTACCGTGACAGGTAGCGCGGGCGGGCCGTACATCTTCACCTTCTCAGGTGCGCTGGCCTCGGATATGTCACCAGTTGGTGTGACGAACGTCGCGCTGACAGGTGGCACGCCGACCGTCACATCGGTCGCCCAGGCATACGCGACATTCCAGCATGACATGGCGGTGAAGGTCAGCAAGCCCTCGCCCTTTAGCGACAAGGATGGCGTGTTTGCCGAGGAATGGGATTTCACCATCGTTGAGGATGCAACCTGGGCCGCCGCACAGAAGTTCTTAATCACGACGCTACTCACGGCATTATAGAAAGGCAAATATGCCAGTAACGCTCAGTAAGATGGCGGCAAATACCGCCTCAGTCACAATCCCTATCGGGGATGACACCTTAACGATTGTTTATTATCCCAACGCCGTCACTGACAACTCGGTGGCGCAACTTGACGCGGGCAGCGAGGCATTCAACGAAACGATGCCCAAGATCATCAAGTCTTGGGATGTCTACGAAGATGAGGAGCAGACGACTATGCTTCCCATCGCACCGGAGAGCTTTGCAAATATGGGCTACACCTACAAATTGCAAATCATGCAAGCGATTATTGAGGATATCCGCCCAAACACGATAGCGCCTCAGAGCTAAGAGAACTGAGGCGCTATCTCGCAACGGAAGGTCTCATGGGAGAGTGTCCAGACTTTTATCCGAT